ATCATCTGGAGGAAGGCAAAGACCCTCAGCCCGGCAGATCTGCGGGACCTGGCAGATGCGGGCGCTCGGCTGAAGGTGCTGGGCATCAAGGATGAGATCATCCAGATGCTGATGGCGTCCTTCTTGCGGGATGTGGACATCGATCTGTTGAATGCAGATGGGTTCAGCGCTGAACAGTTTGCGAAGAGCCTGCAAGGGATAAGCATCTAATGAGTGTTTATCTGCCTTCGATCAACGAGAAGACCAAGACCGCCAAAATGCTCGATCAGCTGGAGAAGATCTCGCTGGGTAGGATATACCAGGCTTCCTTCCGGGCTGTTGTGCGTCTGCATTTATTCTTCACGGGCAGGACACATGAGCTATTCCGGGAGTTCAGCGATAAGGCACAGGCGGTCATTCTCAAACAGGCAGGCAAAGACCAGGTACTGAATGGCACATCGGGATTCATGGTGCAGGGCGAGCTCATGAAGCTGTGGGGTGATGCATACCAGGAATGGTCAGCGGAGTTCGAGAAGGTGAGACGCGAGGCGGCTTCCATCCCGTTCGGCGTGCTGGCAGTGGTCCATGAGAGGATGGTGATGCCTGTTCTACAGGAAAGACTGGAGACTGGCAGCCCGGAGATTACCGAGGGCGTTGAAGACGGTGTGTTCAGACCTCAGCTCAACACCCTGCTGAACGTGGCGGGGGAGTACCTGTATGGTGATTCGCTGAACCTCTCACAGCGGATCTGGAGAGTGGACCGGGAAGCGCGGGAAGGCATCAACGCGCTGATCTTGAACGGGATCTCGAATGGCACCTCCGCCTGGGACCTGGCTGCTCAGCTCGAAGGATACCTGGGAGCAAACGCAGACTGCCCGCGCTGGACATCCACGCGGCTGTACGGCAGGACGAAGACACAGATCGCCACGGGTGACACCACGGGTCTTTTGAGCGGCAAGGACTGCGACGGTTCGGGCGTATCCTACAATGCCCTGCGCCTGGCACGCACCGAGATCCAGAAAGCCCACGCACTCGCCACCGATCGCATTCTGGCGAGCCAGCCCTGGGTGGAACAGGAACGGGTCCACCTGAGCGCGGCGCACCCGGAGCAGGACATCTGCGACGAAGTGACAGGCGGAGGGGAAAAAGGGGAAGGGATCTACGACGTGGGAACGATCGAACTTCCCTTGCACCCGAATTGCCTGTGCTACAAAACCGCGGTGCTGATGGACGAAGGGGAATTCACGGAGCGCCTGCGGGGATGGATGACCGGCTCCTCGCCCTGGGCAGAGATGGACGATTACCAGCAGATGATCGGCGGCGATGTGAATCAGAGCATCCTGCCAAACGCGATCAATCTGGCGGTATGGCTGTTCGGTGACAACCTGGAGAAATGGATTCGATAATGGCTCAATTCAACCCGCAAATTACTGTTCAATATGAACCGCAGATAGTTAAGGTAACTTGTTTGAATATCGACTGCGTTCATAACCTTTTCAATCGAGCTTCTGATCCGGAAGCAGCATGTAATTTAAAAAGAATGGTGATTGATACCAGCGGTAGATGTAAAGACATGATGTTGAAATCACCAAAGGACGGGCATAGCGATGTCTCTGAGTGACGATATCAAGACGGCTTTGCAGGCAGATGCTGCCCTGGTGGCGCTGCTCACCGGTGGGATCTATAACGATGTAGAGGAGATCAACCGGGTAAACACACCGGGCGCCTTCGATGCGAACAAGGAATTGAAGCCGTGCGCACTGATCAAGTACAACACGGAGCTTCCCCTGCGGAGCGGATACCTGCGAGCGGTCAACGATCCGTTCACCATTTATTTCTACCAGCGCCAGGGATATGACGTGATCGAAGCAGCCATGAACAAGGCATTCGATGACATCAACGAAAAGAAGATCGGGACCGGCGTGTGGAGCATCGAGTTCGATATTGCAGTGAAACAACAGCGGGACGTGGCTTTGGATTGTGCGCTCGGCTCGCTGCGATTTGTAGCCAAAAGACTACGTTAACAAAAGGAGATTTTTAACATGGCACTGACAACACATCCAAAACCGTTCGGGCTGAATGACATCAAACTTCAGCCAATCACCGGGGGCGCCACAGTGGACCTGCCCGCGTCCGTGAAGCTGACCTTCAAGGAACGGATCAAGTCCGCTGAAGGTCCTGGTGATGACATGCTCTCCACAGTGGTGTCCGTTCGTGACGCTGTGGAATGGGAGCTGGAAGCCACCGGGCTGCCGCTCGAAGCGCTGGCTGTGATGTATGGTCTCAGCACCAGCACCACGGGCTCCACACCGAACCAGGTGAAGACGTTGGAGCATCATGGCGGCGTGCGCCTGCCCTACTTCAAGATCTTTGGCAAATCGATCAACGAGGATGCAGGTGATGTGCACTGCGTCATCTACAAAGCCAAAGTAACGGAAGGACTCGACGCTCCGCTGGAGTATGCCACACTGCAAAAATCGGTCATCAAGGGCATTGGCATCGACGATGGCACCAATGGCGTATATGACTGGGTACAGAACGAAACCGCTGACGATCTGCCTGCCTCGTAGGTGAATGATCCACAGGAAACAGGAGAACACTTATGAGCGATCAATTGGAGAGGCTTCAACAGTCACAGCAGGCGAGACGGGAAACGCTGGCTCAGTGGCGTTCCTCTCGTTTGCATGAACTGGATCTGCCCAGCGGGATGACCGTCTGGGTCAGGGATGTATCCATGATGGATCTGATGCTCACTGGCAAGCTGCCCGAAAAGCTGATCGAATTTGCCGATGATGCCGGCAAGCAGGGCAAGGCAGATATCGATCTGAAGAAGGTGGTGAAGAGCGGCACGGATTTCAACGTGATGCTCAACACCGTTGTGATTGCCTGTGTGGTGGAACCGCCCGTTTCTGAAAAAGGTGACGATGATCACCTCGGGCTCGATGAGATCAACGGCGATGACAAGATGGCGATCTTCAACTGGGCGAACCGGGAGGTGGAGCAGATCCGTCCCTTTCGTGAAGGTGAAGTGGAACCTGTGGCGGTTGTATTGCCAGGCGACAGCATACGGACAACTCCCCAGTGAGATCGTGGGCGGTCTGCAAACCGATCTCGGGCGCTGGTACCTGGATGAAGCCTGCCTGGTGACGGGCAGGAGCATTCAGAAGAAGATCGATGAAGGCAAGGATCCATTCGAGAGCGGTGTGAAGAGTGAATCATTTCGCAGTGCGAAAGGTCAGAAGATCAAGAAGGTCCGGATCAAGAAAGATGGAACCTGGTGAATCATGGCGATCCAATTAGGTAGCGCATACGGCAAAATTGCTCTCGATGTTTCAGGACTGCTGAGCGGCGTGCAGAAAGGTCAAACCGCGCTCCTGAATTTCACGCGTGTGACCGAACAGGTGGGCGATAAATTGAAAAACGTTGGCAAGACGCTCACGATCGGCCTCACTCTGCCAATCGCTGCAATGGGTGCAGCTTCGATCAAGGCTGCCTCCGATTTCGAAGAGACCAGGAACAAGGCTGTAGTGGTCTTCGAGGACATGGGTGATGCTGTTGTTGCCAATGCAAACAAAGCGGCGACCGCACTGGGTATCAGCAAGACCCAGTATCTCGATTACGCTTCCTCGATCGGCGCGGCGCTCAAAGCCGGCGGGCTGGGCGTAGCCGAATCAGCCAGGCTTGCAGAACAGGCTGTTCAGCATTTTTCAGATCTGGCATCCTTCCACAATGCGCGCGTGGAGGATGTCGCGCTGGCATGGCAGTCTGCGATCCGCGGACAGTATGAGCCCATCCAGCGCTTCTTCCCGTTCATTACCAACCAATACCTGATCACCTATGGCACGGCGAATGGGCTGATCGATGCAAATACGAAGCAGCTCACGGCAAACCAGCGGGCAATTATCCTGAATGCTATCGCCCTGGATGAGGAGCTAAATCCTGCTCTCAATGACTTTGCAGAGACATCCGGAGGGCTGGCAAACCAGACCCGCATCATGCGGGCGCAGTGGGACAATGCGCTGGTCACTCTGGGGCAAAATCTCCTTCCCATTGCCCTCAAAGTTGTGCAGGCTTTCAACAGCATGCTCGAGAAATTCAACGCCCTCACGCCGGTCCAGCAAAAGGTCGTGCTGGGCTTCCTGGCATTCCTGGCGATCCTCGGTCCGCTGCTGTCAGGCATTGGCACAATTCTTTCGGCGGTCTCCAGCATTTCGGGCGCGCTGGGTGTGCTGTCTACGGCGGGCTTTTCGCTTGCCGGCATTGGCACGACGATCACAGCTACCGTGGTGCCTGCGATCGCAGCCGTGGGAGCAGCCTTGCTTCCGATCCTGGTGATCCTCGCAGCAGTGATCCTTGCTGCAGGTATCTTTGCCGCCATATGGGCTACAGATTTCCTCTTCATCCGTACTGCCATCCAGACCACGGTGAAAATCATCACATCGCTCTGGAAAGCCTTCCTGGCTTTCCTGCGGGGCGATACTGAAGCAGCCACGGAATACCTGAAGGAAGCCTGGCAGGCAGTGATGGATCACTTCACAAAAGTCTTTGGAAGGTTGGATGGTCTTCGGACCGCCTGGCAAAGTTTCACCACCTGGCTCTCAAATACGATGAGCAGACTGGTGGATTATGTGATCAACGTCTTCCGGAATGTCGATTGGAGTCAACTGGGCAGGTATCTCATTACGAGCATCGCCAATGGCATCCTTGGGGGCATCCCTTCGCTGATCGCCTCCTCTGCCCAGGCGGCACGGTCTGCACTCGATACGGTGCGTGGGATATTGGGCATCAGCTCACCCTCGAAAGCATTCGAGCAACTGGGCATGTATTCTGCTGAGGGCTACCAACTGGGACTGGCAAAAGCCATGAGCGCGGAGGATATCGCCCGCACGATGGCAAGACCGATCAACCAACTTGCCAATGGAAACCAGCAGAGAATCACTATGCAATTTGCAAGTGGTATTACCATGCAGCAGGTGCGAGGCATGTTGGCAGAGAACAATGAGCAGCTCATGAATACGATGATCAACTTTATGGGAGCATAGGCATGGCTGAATTCGAGATCGGTTCCACAAGCTCCACAACCAACATCGGGTCTCTCACCACGCCTCTGCCGGACCCGAAGAGCAATTATCTGCCGTATGCACGGGTGGTCAATAAAGGCAATGGCGGGACGCGTGGCGTAGGCTCGCCTGTGGCGCAGTGGACCTTTGGCGTGCTCACAGTGGAGCAATATAACCAGCTGAAGACGTTCTGCCCTGGCGCATCGGCGGCGATCTACATCCGCACGAAGCTGGATGATGACACCTACGCAGATTTCAGTGGTGTGATGATCTGGTCCAACGACCCGCAGGACCGCTGGTATGAGCACCGCAGGAGTTTCACTGTTATTTTTCGCAACCTTATTCTCATTCCTGAGGGGTCATAATGGCGCGAGCACTCACATCCCCCGAACTGGCACTCCTGCGCAGCGATGGGCACTGGACGAAGCTCTACATGGCAATCCTGCAGCCGAACATCATCTACACGGCGCGGCTGGCATCCCTTCCCAGCTCCAATGACAACGTGCATACCATTTCGGTGGGCACCGAATCGGGCACGCTGAGCGATGTAAAAGTGGGCATGACCGTTTATGTGGGCACCAGTGCGGGCGCGTTCGACCTGGGCATGTGCCGGGTCCGAAAAACGCCCATCACCGGCACCTGGTACATTGGGCTCACCAGCCAGATCGGCTGGCAGAGCACCTGTCATCTCACGATCGTGGATGATTTCGACCTGTGGGCGAAGCATGCAGTCATCGACGGCGGCGCACTGAAGATGGATGTGGATGTTGCATATAGTGATCAGCATTCAGCATTCAACCCGGTCCCTGTCCTGCGTGGTCGCAATGCAGTGCTGTGGAAAACAGGATCCACGGTGTCTGTAGTGGGCAATGCGGAGGATTCATGGGTGCCCGGATCCACCATCAGCAGCTATTCCTGGACCGCACCAGGGGCGAGTTCCACGAGCGGGCTGGCAACTGCCACACCCACATTTACATACAACACGACAGGCAATTTCCGAGCCTATTGCATTGCCACTGCCGCAAACGGGAAGACGACAACGGCAGTGATGAATGTCTTCGTCTTCGATGAAGACAACATGCCCGCCACGGTCTTCCAGCTGGCGCAGTGTGTGGGCGATTACGAAACGGGCGGCTGGATGTTCGATCTCACGATGGAGGCGGAAGCCAGCCTGAGCGAGATCCGTGACCGGTCGTTGGTGGTGCTGTTTGCAGAGGACTGGTTCGGCACGCTCGACGATCTCACAAAGCAGAGCATTGGTCCGATCGAGGGACGAGAGAACATCGTATGTGTGGGGCGCATCGTGGGGCAGTCCATTCGCTGGGACCGGGAATCGGGACAGGTCCATTTCACGGTGCAGGGTCTGCATCATTGGCTGAACAAGATCAAGGCGCTCCCCATCCAATTGCAGCCTGCCACAGTTGCCGGCAACTGGAGCCAGATGCCGCTGATGACCGTGGACCGCGTGTTATGGCACATCCTGTACTGGCACTCCACAGCGATCGAGACCATGGACTTCTATCCCACCGGCGATACACGCTACACGCCCGAGGGTCTGAGCATGGCATCCACTGTGTGGGGGCAGCTCGCAGATATCGCTTTCAGCAAGATCTTCGCATCGCCCGGCGTGGACCGTTACGGCAGACTGTTTGTTGAGATCGATCCGCAGATGGTGCCGGCCGCCAGCCGCACTGCTCCGGTGGTGATGGCGCTCACCAGCGACGACTGGCAGGAGGGCATCGATCTCCAGCGCGTGACCGTGGATGATATTTCGCTCATCCGCCTGACATCCATCAACACCAATTCCTCCGGAGGCTCGATCACCCTCTACAGCCTTTCGCCAGGTCACACACCTCGCAGATATGGAGATCCCGAGCTGATCGATCGTGTGTTGGCAGCCTCGCAGGGGCAATCGAATCAACAGGCAGGCTTGCTGCTCGGCTGGCGCACAAATGAATTCCCGGATGTGCCGGTGGTCTTCCTGCAGAACAATCGCATGTTCGACCTTTTCCCCCGCCAGTATGCTGCACTCGAAGTTGCAGCCGGGGATACACCCCGCGCTGTGGCGTATGATGGCAATTTGATCCCGCGTCGCATCAGTTTGTATTATGACAACGAGATCAGCTATATGCATCCTGAGATAAATTTCGAAGGCGAAACCTTCGAGGAGCTTTCCGCCAATGGCGATATCCCAGATGTGGATGATGAGCTTACCTTCCCGCCACTGCCACCACTGCCCCCAATCCCACCCATCGAAGTGATCGTGCCTGGCACCACCGAAGTGACTCCCGAGGGACCGCCAAAAGTCCTGATACATGAAACCACATATGGACTGCTCTATTGTGAGAACTTTAACGAAGATTCTCCCGAGTGGCGGACGGTCAATGCAGGTTTGGACGAGGATCAATACCAGAGTATCAATGCCATT